GATATAATATTCAGCATATTATTGAAGATGGTAACAGAACATATAAAATTGAAACTTTCCAACAACCAATTGGAGCAAACGCTGCATCAGACATGAAGGTATTTGTAAACGGAGTAGAAAAATTTACACCAAACGAATGGAGATTTGATATTGCTAATAGTGCTATTATTTTATCGGATGAAACTGGTGTAAATGGAGATACAGTAGAATTATTTGCTATAACAGACGGCGAATATAGATTAACTGACAATATAGTTACTTTAGATGCTTTACCTAATGATCAAGATAAAATAGAAATTATGCAATTTTCAAATCACGATTTGCTGGGTATAGAGAGAATAAATTATGACGTTGTAAATAGAACTTTATTATTATCAGAAGAAATACAGCAGCAAACAAAATATAATAGATTAACAGTTGGTGAAATTCCGTTACGTAAACAAATTGTTGATGCACAGTATGCATGGGTAAGTGTCAATGGCGAACTACTTACTCCTAGTGTAGATTATTATGTAACAGATGATAGAATGAAAATACAACTAGTAAGACGTCCAGCAAAAAGTGATGTTATAGACGTAATTCATTTTAGTCAAAATATAAGTACTAAAAAGTTTGCATATAGACAATTTAAAGACATGCTAAACAGAACACACTTTAAGCGACTAGATAAAGAAGCTAGTACGTTGCGTGAGCCTCTTAACAGTCATGATTTAATTATAACACTCCAAAGCGGCTCCGGAGACAACTTATCAGAACCAAGTAAAGGTCAGAATTTACCGGGTATTATTTTTATAAATGGTGAACGTATTGAATATTTTACTAAAAAAGATGATATTTTAGGACAGCTACGTAGAGGTACATTAGGTACAGGAGTTAAAGATATACATGAAGTTGGTTCAAAAGTTTATGACCAAAATATAAGCAAAACAATACCGTACAAAGATATGACAAGAAGTCAAAATTTCACAGGAGATGGCGTTGCTACAGAATTTACACTTGATTTAGATGCACTAACCTACAATGAATTTGAAGTTTTTGTAGCTGGTAAGAGATTAAGGAAAGTAAATTTAGAATCTTTCCAGCGTGTAAATGCACTTGATAGTCCAGAAGGTGATATTACACTACCGCCAGAGTTTAGGTATGATAGAGAAACACAAGTTTTAACGCTAGCTGAACCCCCGTTAGACAAAACTAATGTTACAGTAGTACAAAAAACAGGACAAATATGGACAAACATAGGTCAACCACTAGGAGAAGCTGAAAATTCAATAGCACGATTCTTACGAGCAGGAAGTTCGGCGCTACCAGAATAAATACAGTATAGGAAATACAATGAGTGAAAATATGCAAGACAAAAACGGAGTAATGGTTCAGGGACATATCAAAATTTTTGACCCTGAATCTAAAGAAATATACGTTGAAAAGCGGAATGCAATTCATTATGAAAATATGAGTATTGCGTTAGCTGAAAGTTTAAGCAATGCAGGCGCAGGATTTGTTTACGAAATGAGCTTTGGAAACGGTGGTACTTCTGTAGATCCTACAGGGATTATTACATATCTAACTCCAAATAGCACAGGCACAAATGCAAGTTTGTACAATCAAACTTATACTAAAGTAGTAGATGAGAGGAGTGTTAATAACACTGATTCTGCTAGAAACAAAACTGAAGTAAGACACGTAAGCGGAACAAATTATACTGACATTTTAGTATCCTGCTTGTTAGATTACGGAGAACCAAGTGGGCAAGACGCATTTGATAATGCTTCAGATCTAGATAATCAATATGTATTTGATGAGTTGGGCTTGAGAAGTTATAGTCCTACTGGTTCTGGTAGGCTTATTACTCATGTAATTTTCCACCCGGTTCAAAAATCATTAAACAGACTAATACAAATTGACTATACTGTACGTGTACAGAGTTTAGCGGGTTAAGGGGATAATAAATGGCATATGCAATTAGTTACACTGACTCCGTAAACAAGGGAACTATTACGGTATCTGATAATACTTTAAACACAGAAACAACTTTAAGTTTGCCCGGCAGGTTTACAACAGCATATGGTCAAGCAATTAGTGAAAATTTCTTACACTTACTAGAAAATTTTGCTAGTTCTACAGCTCCTTTAAGGCCAGTAGAAGGCCAGCTATGGTATGATAATACTACATCCGTAGATCAACTTAAAATTTATGATGGTACACAGTGGCAATCAGCAGCTGGATTGAAAAAAGCTACTTCTGAGCCGTCTGTATCAACTAGTAGTGCAGGAGACCTATGGGTAAACACAGGATCACAACAGTTATATTTGTTTACAGGATCTACTTGGGTGTTAGTTGGTCCAGAATTTACAGATGGATTGCTTACAGGTACACTGACAGAAAGCATAATTGGGTCAGACAATGCAACATATCCTGTATTGTCTATTAAAATTAAAGATAAAACTGCTTTTATAATAACTGATAGTGCATTTACACCTAAAACAGTTATTGATGGGTTCACTACTGGATTAAAAGCAGGAATGAATGTTAGTTCGTCGGCTTTTCCAGGAGGCACACTAAAATACTTTGGTACTTCAGAAAAATCTGAAGCATTAGTTGTTGGAAACACTACAATACCAGCTGCAAATTTTGTTAGAACTGATCAAACATCAACAACAAATTTTGACCTTCAAGTAAAAAATAATGATGGAGTTGTAATTGGTACTGGAGGGCAACTATCATTACAAGTAGACGGTGAACAAGGTGTTATACAGCATAACACAAGTGGATCGAATATAGATTTTAGATTACGTAGTGGGACTGAAACTCCAACTGTAATGCGTATTGATGCTAGTAGTAGAGTAGGTATTAATACAAATGCTCCAGAACAAGAATTAGATGTTTCAGGAAACATAAAAATTTCTCCTAAGACTGGTGCTGCTGGATCAGGTGTATTACAAATTACAAGTACAGTAGATGCTTCAAGTATTAGTACAGGATCGTTAACAACCACTGGAGGTATAGGAGTTGCATTAAATGCATGGATCGGAGGCAACGTTGATGTTGGCGGAATACTACAGTCAGGAAATATTGCTCCTGATACTAATGGAACACGAAACATAGGTACATTGAATAATAAGTATAATGGAATTTATGCAAATACTTTCTTTGGTAACCTACAAGGCAACGTAACAGGAACAGTAAGTGGAAGAGCTGGTTCTGCAGATAAGTTAGCAAGTGCAACAACGTTTTCTGTATCAGGCGATGTATCAGCTGCAAGCTTTGAATTTGATGGTCAAACAGGCGGTAGCACTAAAACTTTTAACATGTCTATTGCTAATACATTTATATCAAATAAAACTGTAACATATGCAGCTGATAATTCAGATGAATTATTAATTAATAGACCAACCGGTGAAACTGGCGTATATAGAATTACAAAAAATAATTTTTTAAAGTCAGTACCTCTTACTCCTGTAGGTACAATGGTAATGTTCGGCGGAACAACTGCGCCTCCAGGATGGTTATTTTGTGATGGGTCAGAAGTTAGGAAATCTGACTATAATGATTTATGGTTATCTATAGGATTTAACTTTAAAGATGCTTCATTAGTTAGTGACGCAGGAGTTAACTTTTTTGCAGTACCAGATATGAGAGGAAGATTTCCATTAGGGTTAGATGCAATGGGCGGCTCAAGTGCTAACAGGGTGACAGATGTTGCTGCAGATAGTATTGGTGGTACAGGCGGTACACAAAATACACAATTAGGTGTTGAAAACTTACCAGAACATGAACATGATATGGAAGGCGATAGTGGTACACAGTACTATGCTACTAGGGTAGGATCAGGCACTCCTACAGATACAGGAGCTATTCAGCTATCAATCACCTCGGGCACACAGGGTACACAAGGTTTAGCTTCAAGTGGTGGTATTAAAACTTCAACATCTTTAGGAGTGCCAATGAATACTATTGATCCGTACTTAGCTGTGAATTATATTATATACAGTGGAGTAACAAATACATGAGCTATCAATTAAACAAAACTGACGGGACACTTTTAGCATCCTTAATAGATGGGCAAATAGATACAGCTAGTACAAATTTAACATTTGTTGGTAAAAACTATACAGGATACGGAGAAGCATTTAACGAAAACTTTATTAAATTACTAGAAAATTTTAGTAACAGTTCCGCGCCGAGCACTCCACTTACTGGCCAAGTATGGTGGGATTCATCTGCAGGAAGACTCAAAGTATACGACGGCACAGTATGGAAAGCAAGCGGCGGACCGTTTGTACAAAGTACATCACCAAATATGGTTGCTGGAGATTTATGGATTAACAATCTTACAAATCAGGTATATGCATTTGACGGTACTGACACAATATTAATAGGACCACAATATTCCGTAGCACAGAAAAAAAGCGGATTTGAAATAGGAACAATAATAGATAATACAAGTAAATCCCAAACAGTAGCAAATCTATATGTAGGAGGAATACTTAAAGCAGTAGTAAGTGACGTACAATTTACTCCAGCATATGAACAAAGAATTTTAGAATTAGTTACAGCTGAAAATACTGCAGGAATTATATACGAAGGTTTTAATATAATAGATGTTGATGGATTTCGATGGAGAGGTGTTGCAAATAGTGCCGCAGGGTTAACAGATGCTTTAGGACAAACTAGAACGGCAGAGCAATTTTTAGCATCTAATGCTAATGATGTTACAACTGGAGCATTAACAATTCAAAACTCCGGTGGTTTAACAATTGGATTGTCACAAAACAATGTACAAAAAGTTATTGGTGATAGATTTTATATAGAAAATCAGTTACTAAATCATGATTTAAGTTTACGTGTGCGTTCAAGTCAATTTAACTCCCTTATTGTTGATGCTGTGTATGTTGATGCAAGTGCATCCAAAGTTGGTATATTCACAACTAACAGATTGCCAGCTTATACTTTAGACGTTGAAGGCGATATAAGGGCTACAGGAAATTTAATTGTACAAGGCACTACAACAACTTTAGATACTGTAACACTTAGAGTAGAAGATAAAAATATTGAATTAGGCTATCAGTCAGATAGCACCGGCGGAGATGACGTAGGTGCTGACGGTGGCGGTGTTACATTATTGTCAACAGATTCCAACAAAGAAATAAAATGGTTAAATTCTACTAATGCCTGGACATTTAATAAAAATATTGATTTATCAAATACTTCTACAGAGATTAAAATAGGTGGACAAACCAAATTAACAAATACCAGTTTGTCAAACATTTTATATGCAGACGAATTAACAAGAGTAGGCACATTAACAAGTTTACAAGTTGATTCGATTAATATGGACGGTAATACTATTGCAAATAGTGTAAGTGCTATTAATATTACTGCAAACGGGGGGCTTAATCTTACACCTGGAGGTGATATAGCAATTTCAGGTAATCACAAGATTACCGGACTAAAAGATCCTACAGCATCTCAAGATGCTGCAACTAAAATATATACAGATACAGAAATTGCAAATGAAGTTATTGTAATGGGCTTTGATATTACAGGATTAGGTTCAGGATCAGCATTACAAGCAGCAGTAGCAGGTTATTTAAATGATTTATATCCTGCATCAGCTATTAATAATGGTAAGCAAGCAAAACTGCATTGTACGTCATATGCTAATGCAACAGCTAGTGGAATTGACGTAGATTCTGCAAAAACTATTTCATATATTGCTGTTGATGCTAATGGTACACAGAATGAGTCTGTAGTACAGGATATTGTGTTTGCGGGTGCTAGTGGTAACGTTGCACTTACAGCTACACGTAGTTTAATGAGATATCAATCAAATGGATCAGGATGGGAATGGCAAGCAACTACAGCATACTAAAACATGTTTGCGAAACGATAAATAACATAAGTAAGTACTATTAGGGGTTACATAAATGGCATATCAAATAGATAGATACAGCAATACGCTTTTAACAAATGTTGAAGACGGTACCGTTGACCAAACTACCGATTTAAAATTCATCGGTAAAAATTATGCAGGTTACGGTGAAATACAAAACGAAAACTTCCTGTTTTTGTTAGAAAATTTTAGTGGAGCAACAGCACCATCGAGGCCGTTAAGCGGTCAGATTTGGTACGATACTTCAGTTTCAAAATTAAAATTTTATGACGGAACAAAATGGAGAACAAATGGAGGTTCGGAAGCGTCAGCTACGCAACCAACAGGATTATCAATAGGTGATTTTTGGTGGGATACTACTAATGATCAGTTATATGTATTCAACGGCACAATATTCATATTAGTTGGCCCACAGAACGCAGGCGACGGTGTAACCCAAATGCAAAGCCTAGAACTTCTGGATACTAATGGTACGCAAAGAAATGTTATAGCAGGAACTGTAAATGGAGAAACAGTTTTTATTGTAAGTTCTGCAGAATTTGACATAGGTGCTAGTAACACAATTACAGGTTTTGATAGGGTGAAAAAAGGACTTACACTAATCAATACCAAGTTAGCTACAGATGGTGTAACAACGCCAGCGGGACATTATTACTGGGGAACAGCTTCTGATAGTTTAAGACTAGGAGGTGTTTTAGCTAGCCAATATATTCAACAGGCAAGTGGTGGTGCAAACACAGTATTCACAACTGCTGTGGAATTTCCAGATGCAGGAATACTAATTGGTAATTCACAAGATTTACAACTGTTTATAGAAAATGGAACAGAAGGTGTTATACAAAATGTAACTGGTAATAACAGTAAAATTAAAATTAAAAATACAAATGGTTCTGGAACAAATACGCATACTATGGATTTTACCTCAAGTGGGTTGATTCCAGCAACAGATAATACAGTAACTTTAGGAAGTACTGGTTATAAATGGTCAAATGTGTACGCTTCAAACTTCACAGGAGAAGCTTCGCAGGCTACGGCACTTAGAGTAGGCACAGATTTTAGAACAGCTAGTTCGAGTGCATCAAACAATACTGTAGCAGTTAGAGATGCCACAGGAAATATTGCAGCTAACTTATTCCAAGGTACTGCTACACAAGCACGTTATGCTGACTTAGCAGAAATTTATGCAACAGACGAAATACATCCAGTTGGAACAGCAATTGCAGTAGGCGGTAAGGCTGAAGCCAGAGCTGCTAGTATTGGTGATATTTGTATTGGTGTTATATCGGACAACCCAGCATACTTAATGAACTCCGACGCAGAAGGACAAGCAGTAGGCTTAAAAGGTAGGGTTCCTGTTAGGGTTAATGGTCCTATATCAAAAGGACAAGCAGTGTATGCCTGGAAAGATGGAGTATGCAGCACTATTACAACTAATGCACTAGTCGGAGTAGCACTTGAAACAAGTACTGAAGAAGGTGAAAAATTAGTTGAATGTGTGCTAAAAGTTTAAGGATTTTAACTAATGGCCGATATTACCGCAGCGAGATTAAACAACTTACAATCTAGAATTGAGCTTATACTAGGTCAAGGTAGCGGCACCAGCGGTTATGGCCAAACAGTTACAAGTAGTGCAGTTAATAATACTGGTGATTTAGTAGATGCTGATCATGTCAACAATATCTACACAGATTTAGTTAAAGCTAGGATACATCAAGTAGGTGTAACAGAAACTGGTATTAGGCAAGTTATTGAAGACCTTAATACTATTGCAGAAGAAACAAGCCAGCAAGTTAATGATGCTGGTGTATTGTCAGGCGATGCAGAAGGTACTCTAAAAGGTATCGCTGATTACGAAACTTTAATGAATAGTATTGAAACCGATAAGCTTTTAGTACATCCTACACAAGCGGCATTAGAGCCTAAAATTACAAGTACACGTACAGCTACATGGAATGGTTTGATATATCATGTTTTTACAGTCACATTTGATGGTAACCCACACAGAAGACATTTCTTTAATGCCGGCGGCGAGATTAGATTGTCAGCTAACAATACAGGAGCAAGTACACCAAAAGGGTTAGACTGGGCGGCATTATGTAGTGAAATAGGTGTAATTAAATTTGGATCATCATCAACTACTGCTACAGGCTCTGGACAAGGTTATGCAATAGGTAATAACGATTTAACATCTGCGTATCAAACAGTTTTTATAAAAACAGGATCAGGATCGTACAGTGGTGTATATGCAGGAAATCTATATACTGTAAAAGCAAGAATAGCTAATCAACAAGTTATAGAATTTAGAATAGAATTTAACGATATTGTTGTAGACAACCAGATAGACAACAATGTAGACGGAACACTTACTAGCACAGTACAACAGTATAGAGCCGTAGGTGCAACCAGTGTTACAGTGCCTACACCGACCCACTTTACAACAGTAAATCTAAGCGGATTCAGTGTACCACAAGACACTAATACAGCCACTTATACAATTTCATCAGTACCACAAAGTGTAGTGACTGAAAGCGGCACTATTACATATACTTTAACTACTAGCAATGTACCTAACAGTACAGCAGTACCGTATACTATTACAGGTGTTACTACTGCTGATTTAGGCGGAACGCCACTTACTGGAAACTTTATTGT